GTTCAAAGTTACGGAGAATACGAGCAGAACCTGGAAGTTTCGTACCATGCTGTAGGGGCGATAAGTTAGAAATTAACCCATCCGAAAACTCAAAGGAAAAAGTTTGCCAATTATCTTGGGCCATTACACTCTACCGAACAAGGTATTAGATATAGAACCTGTAGTAATTGCAGTTGACCTGACGTACTCAGTTCTGTTTACAAGCATTGAACGCATTTGTTTAATGCCATCCTCAAACTTATCCCGAAGTATGACTGCATCCTGAGAATTGCTACGGAATAAATATGCGTAATACATTGCACCATCAACAACAACATGGCGGAATCGTTCTGGAATGATTGGCACATCTGTGGCACTAATCATATCTACTGGGTATCTAAAATACTCATACACGATTTCATAATCTTCTTTAGGGGCAGGAGTGACCCCATACTCAAAATTTGGAGTTTGGAATACGTACTGCGGAATGCCCCGAATACCTGTGCTTGTGTTGTACTCTTGATCAACATAAGTTTCTAAGTATTCTTCGTAGGAAAGCACCGCCAATTTAACTGTGCTATTGCCTAATGCTGCATCTCTTTTTATACGAAACGAGTCAATATCGACAGACTTACAATCAGAGGGAAGCGAATAGCGAGTAGTACCAGCACTTAACTCTTCTTCTTGCTCTACGTGATTAAACGGCCATTCATACTGCGACTGATTAATATAGCGGATAGAAGAGTTGACAGCATCCTTAGCTTGCTGGTAAAATCCAGTTGCAGTTCCGAAGTTAGAAGAAGTTAGCTGTACTTCGTTAAGCCGTGTGTTGACATCGTTAACTAAACCTAAAAAGTCATACGCCATGTTAACGCTCCTTCACTCTCAATTTAATAGTACGCTCTGATCGACTTCCAGTATTGTCGGTGATCTGACAACTGAATGTGTACTCTTCGTTATGCGTACCGCCATCAATGTTAATTGTAGCTACAGTATTAGTGTTTGTTTGTGAAACATTCTGAATAGTGTCAGTAGTTGCTCCGCTACTTGCCGTAGCAAAAGTTTCACCTGCATCAATCTGAGTTTTTGTATCGTAAGTCTTACTTTGTACAAACCAAGTAACAGATGAGATAATCGCAGTACCTAAATAACGAGACCAATCTACACTGTAGTCCAACAATTCATCTGGATCTTTATTGGGCCATCTAAAACTCATTAGTTTTCCTCAGTTACATAAACTGTTCTTTGCCCAGAAGTTTCTTTACCATCTAGATAAACAGTTCTTAATTCTTGTGGTACAAGGACCGTTCGTTCTGCACTTGTTGTACTCATTAAGCCGCCCTTGGCAAGTAGACAGTTCTGCGCTTACTGTAATTTTCTTTTTGCGCTTCGTAGTCAAACACAGTACCGGCAACGGTGAGTGTGCCAAGGGTACTATCTATTTCTATTGCAGGAGATACAGCTACAGCACTTGCATTGACAATTGGAGCGGTTAATTCAGGCGTTGCTTCAACACTGGTAAGTTCTAAATTAGCATCACCAGAAACAGTTGCAGTGTTGGCTAAAATTTGACCAGTGACAAAGTCAACAACGACTACATTGGTAGTTGATACAGTGACATCATTGACTGCAGATGTGCCCTCAACTCCAGACACGGAAGCTGTCGCCTTGGCAATTGCTACAACAGTCGTTACAGATGCAGTTGCTTCTACACCTTCAACAACATCAATATTTGCTTCGGCAGTAACATCTCCGATACCGCCTGTTGCACTAACACCTTGCACCGAAGTGATTGTGTGGAGTGCGTCACCCTCAATAACTACATCAGGATCTGCTGTAGCAATAGCAGAAACACTTGGAGATGTAACATTATTATCTCCAGATATTGTAGTAGTCGTTACTGCACCAGTTGCCCCTACGCCAGTAACATCAACATTCTTCGGTATGGAAATATCAACAGTTGTGACTTCTCCAGTACCTTCAACGCCAGTGACATCTAAGTTAGCATCTGCTGAAACAATTGCTGTAGTAGTCTGGCCTGTGCCTTCTACTGATTGTGGAGTAACCACAGAACCCGCAGAAATAGTTGCAGTATTTGCAATTGCTGTCGCTTCAACTCCTGCTACAGAGTCGATGTTAGCACCTGCTACTACATCACCTACGCCACCTGTCGCTGTGACACCTTGAACAGATGTAATGGTGTGCAGTGCATCACCTTCAATAACAACATCTGGGTCTGCTGTAGCAGTTGCCTGTACTGAACCTGTTGTTGTATTTGCATCAGCGGCTACAGTTGCAGTTGTTGTCTGTCCAGTCGCTTCTGTGCTTGGTAATGTAAAGTTAGCATCACCAATAAATACAAGCGTATCATTGACCGTGCTAGTAGCTTCTACACCAGTTAAATTATCAGCTACGGCATCTGCTGTTACAGTAACTGTAGTGACACTTCCTGTGGCCTCTAAGCCTGTAACTGGCACTGTTACAAATGTACCAGTAAATACGTCTACATCACCGGCTGTTGCAGTTGCTTCTACCCCAGTTACTGCGGCAGTGATATTGACCAGTGATTCCGCATCACCGACTGCACCTGTTGCCTCAACCCCGGTAACGCTTGTGTTACTGTCGGCAGTTGTAGTAACCGTTGTGACATTGCCTGAAGCACTAACGCTTGCAGTAGTTAAGTTGCTATCACCAGATATGGTAGCAGTCGTTGTGTTACCAGTACCTTCTACACCATCGACTTGATGTATCGCAACACCGACTGTTCCTACAGTACCTGTTGCACTTGTACCTTGTACACTTGTTACAGTGTGCGTAGCATCTGCTGTGATGACTACATCTGGGTCTGTTGTGCCAGAAGCAGATACGCCTGTTAGTGATAGATTTGCATCACCGGCAATGGTAGCAGTAGTGACTGATCCAGTTGCAGATGTTGAAGTAGGAACAATGTTTGCCTCTGATACAACACTTACAGATACTGTAGAAGCTAATTCACCTGCGTAGTAACGAAGGTCTGATACGATTGTACCAGGCCAGTCTGCGTCTGTTTGGTAGCTGTTAGACCCGCCTGTTCCGTTGGTGACACCCGCAATGGAACTATACCCCGAACCCCATCCGCCGGTATCTCCACCTGACCAACTACCTCCTTCAAGCTGTCCACCACCAGAAGTTTCTTGGTTGATGACCTCTCGCCCGTCAATCCACAAGCGAATTCTTCCGGGGGCCGATGGTTTAATGTCAAAGACAACCGTATGAGTGTTACCATCAAACTCTGGGATATCAGATATTGCAACATTTTGAAGCGCAATATCTCCTGCGGTGTTGTCTTGTACTGAAGAGGCACCCTCTCCCGCACGAAAACGTAGCTTAGGAATGTTGCTGTCGTCAGGATCTAAGAATACTCCTAGCCAAGATCCAATTCCCGCACCACCATGTTCCCACAAGCATCCTGCGGCGGTAATAGAAGAAGGTAGTTGTACTTCGCCAGCAAACACGATGTTTTGTGTTCTGCCGGTAAATGAACCGTCTATTTGACCTTCTGGAAGTGCACCGTCAAGAGTCAGACCAAATTCTGGGTTGAAACCATTAAGAGCCTGTATGCCCTTGTGAGTTTCAGTAATTGTTCCACCGTAAGTATTTGTACCGTAAACAGCAGAACCAAAAATAGCCCCTGACTTAGAAACATCTAAGGGGGCTTTAGCAGTAACGGGAATCTCGCCGTAAGAGGCAGACCCATATTGGCCTATGCCATATTTGGCTTGATTTCCCGCCATGCTATATACCTAGTTAGGCAATACGAATGACAGCGTTAGAAGCGTCAGCCGTAGGGAATTGAACTACAAAGTCACCATTGGTAGAAGTCTTGTCACCGCCAAATGCAAGTACAGCGACTGCATCAGTAGTACCAGAACCACCATTAGTTTGTGTATTGTAAATCAAAGCACCATTTGCCGTAATAGTGGCAGTTGTCCAAGTTTCATCGTTAAAGTCTACAAAAGCTGTAGTACCAGACAATGTCACAGACCCATTGTCAAGAGCTTGTCCACCCGCAGAATACCCAGTACCAGATACTTCGTTAGTAGAAGAGTAACTAGTAGTTGATGCGCCTAGAGTCGCTGATGACGTAAAGAGTGCCATCTTAAACGTGTCAGAATCCATACCGTGATAACCTTTCAGGAGATCACGCTTGAACGATGAACACATTGCCGTTGTAATAGCCATTAGTTTTTAATCTCCCTGACCATGTAATCTAAATTTGAATTCAAGCCACGAGTAATGTACTTGTGCACTACTCGTTTTACATTCTCCCTAAACAAATGCGCCTGTTGCCGTAGTGGTTCAGGGGCGGTATCACTAATGTTAATAATTTCATTAGCGGCCATATCAGCAAGTTGTTCTGCAGATAATGGTCCATTGGAAGATGTGTAAACTTTAAAATCAATCATAATGCGAAAGTCGGGGGGGCCGAAGCCCCCTTCCTTAAAGTTGCTTAGGCAAGCTGATCACGATCAACTTCGTCAGCACCTGCTGTTGCTTCGTTAACGTCAACAACGATTGCCCATACACGAGCAGTCACTGTAGCCGCAGGAGAAGCTCCTGCAGTACCAGTTACGTCAATGGTGTCTGCCGCCGCAACGATACCCTGAGTTTGAGTACCGAAAGCGAAGTCACCTGCAGAACCACTGTCTACCGCAGTAGCGGCCATGAAAGTAGTTGTGCCGTCGGTAACGGTAACGTCGTAGTCAGCAGAATCCATAGCGTCGATTAACTCAACGCCAGCCGCTAGAACGAGAGTACCCGCTCCAACAGATGGTCCTGTGACTGTGCCAGTTGAAGTTGGAAGCTCAACTTCCTTTTCAACCATGATTGCTTTTGCAAGCAAAGAAGTAGATTTAGACATAGTGATTCTCCTTATACACCAGTTGCAGTTACATAACGTGCAGTAGTGATAGCTTCTGGACGAAGAATCTTACGGCCGTACAGGTTCATACCACGGACAATGTCAGCGAATGAATCTGGGTCACGGTAGGTTTCAGTCTTAGCAATCTGCTGTGCAGAAGCAATAGCTGAATCGTGACCTGCTACGACTACGCCGAAGTCTGTGCCCTGAAGTGTAGATGAGGACTGAGCCGCACCGCCACCAACTACTGGCAAGTTGTTAGAAACATAAACACGGAAGCCGTGCAAGTTGTTAACAGTCAAGCCATTGCGAAGTCCACCGTTCTCACCGAAGTCAGAGTTGAACAGACGTGAATCTTCATCACGGAGCAATTCCATGAAGACAGGGTCAATAACCAACCAACGGCCATTTGTGTCAACGAACTGCTGGTCAAGGAGACGAGCCATACGGTTGATCAACTGGAGTGGAGAGATATCGTCATCTGTAGTTGCAGTAACACCAGGAAGACGTGGCTTCAGAGGAATCGCTTCACCAGCTACAGCGGCACCACCATCGTTCAAAGAGAAGTCAGTAGCGTCGAGCTTCATTGTTGCCAACAATTCGTCAGTACCCGCAGTGTCAACAGCAACAGAACCAGCTACCTGATCGTTGACTGTGTCAGCGGCACCATTGATTGCAGACTGCTTGAAGCCTGAGATGTAGCCAAGTACTTCACGGTCAAACTGATCACGGAGGCGATAACCGGCACGGTCAGTAGCCATATCCATGAAGTTGACGTGTGAGTGTGCATCTTCAATGTCATCCATCTTGAATGCGAAGTAATGCGCTTGGTCAACAACAAGAGTAAAATCTTCGTCGTCGATGTCTTGCGCTGTGATCTGAGTACCACGTGAGTACTCTTTAACAGTGATTTCTGGCTCTTTGATGATCTTTACAGAGTCACCGAAGTTAGCGATTTCACCGAAGTAGTCGTTGTTAGTGATGTCTTCAACAATAGAAGACTTACGGAAGGCTTTCTGGACCTTCTGGGAATAGATTACAGGTGAGAAATTACCGTTAGGTAAGTTTCCATATCCTGCAGCTGAACGAAATGCCATGATAAGTTCTCCTCATAGTCAGGCATAATTTACATTACTAGATTACG